AAGCAATTTCCCGATCAGCTTAATGGTAGTCACACCGTTTTCAAGGGTTTCGGAATGACTCAGGTAAGCAACGATCACATCATCTGGAAGACTCTTGCAGACCTCAATAATCTCAAAGTAATTTGCACCAAAGTCATTCCACTTATCCCATCCGTTTTCCTTAATACGATTCATGTACGGAACGGAAAGGATATACTGGAAGTCATCAACCACAATCAGTTTCTTTCCGGCGGCTGCCTGTTCCTTCATGAATTTGCAGATTTTACGGGATTCCGTTTCACCGTTCAGAGTTGTAAATTTACCCTTGAACGGTAACGGCTTACCGACCGGATTGACGATCGCTGTTGTTTCCGGATCGCAATTTCTCATACTGGTACTTTTTCCTGTACCGGATTCACCCATAATCAAAACCATCTGTGCCATGTTTATTTATCCCCTTTCTTAAATAAGCCCATTAACTTCGTGAAAAGATTACCCTTTTCTTTCATCACATTCTGCTGTGACACCTTCAGGACCTGTCTGTTCTGAAAATGTTCAGCGGTTGCAACATTAACTTCTGTGACTTCTCTGTTTGTGTTTCTTTGCACTACTCATTTTCTTCATCCTCACTTTCATTAGCTTTTAAATTTTCACCACATTTGATTGCATACCCATTTTTGACAATCTGCACTATGCTCTCTGGATCAATCCATGCAACCATTTCTCCGGTATCTTCTTTGTATACCTGATACTGCATTATTCATCACCTTCTTTCACAGTACCTGATTCTTCCGGTACACCTGTTTCATTGAATCTGTCGAGTTTTCCCGGTTCAAGGAACTGGGCCGCCCAGAAATCTGCAAAGTGTACAATAATCTGTACAACCTCTTCATGCCCTTTCAGATCATACGCCAGACTACCATATGCCCCGTCATGGTAGAAAATAGCATGTTCCTCTTCCTCAGTAAGATCTATGTAACGTGCTGCCAGCTCTACTGATCTGAGCGGGTGGTCAATGTGGCATAAATCCGGGCTGACTTTAAAAGGTTTTGCTTCAGATCTCTTATACTTCTGTTCCGGATTTTTTTTGGTTGGTCTTCCATCCTGGATCATGTTCTCCACATAATACGGACTTCCATATCTCCCACACTTACCGAGATCATGCAATCCGGCTGCAATAATCACACTGTTGTGAATCTTGTCGTATGCCTCACCTCCGAGTAATGTCACACCGATTTTTTCTGCATACTGCATAACATTTACTGTATGCTCCAGAAGGCCGCCGTCTTTACAGCAATGATTCCCACCAGACGCCGGAGCATCATAAAATCCAAGCTCCTGCATGAAACCCAGTAGATCTTCCATTCCCTCTCTTTCCGTGGAAAGCATCACTTTACGGAAATATTTAATCTGTTCTGTTCTTGCCATTTTAACTCTCCTTTTCTAACTTCTTTTTCCAGTCTGACTGGTATTTTATATTTTCGAGATACCAAGCATTATCCTGTTCTTTGTGTTCATTGAACTCTCTGAACTTTTCAAAATCCTTTGGATATAGTAAAATCCCATAACCGCCAGACGCTCTGATTTCTTGCAGATTATACAACTGTAATAGGCTCGGCTTACCGTTTGGAGCTTTTACCTCTATACCGAGGAACATACCATCAGAACAACACAGTATGTCAGGTATCCCTTTTTTCGTATAAGCTGCACCGCCCCAGTATTTTAGCCACCAGCAACCATAATCATCCAGGTATCTTTTTACTTTGTTCTCAAAGTTTTTTTCTGCAGGCATTCGCTCACCTTCTTCTTTTTAAATGATGTACAGCAATAATCCCGTGATCGTTCCATACACCGGTTCTTTTCTACACAATCACCACACGTCATAATTCATCACCACCTTCAAACCAATTGTTTGCATAACCGAATAATGTCAGCCAGGTTGTATTTACGCAACAGATATAAAAGGGGATCCATGATTGTCCATCTACAAAGCACGCTGAAATCAGAAATGATAAAATATTCAGCTTTGCCATACCTAAAAGCACTTTATTTTTCAAATAAGTCATCGGTTAATTCCTTCCCTTCCCGTAATGCTGCAAGATTCCTTTCTTCAAAACTTCCCTTTACCAGTAGGTAATAGTAGAAACATGGTCTACTCTGACCTATACGGTGTATACGTTTCTTTGACTGTTCCCACAAGTCACAAGATCCCTTTCCGAGTGGCAGCGTGAAATATATGATTTTGTTCGCTCTCTGTAAATTCAACCCCATTGCACCAGCCTGGTACTGCACAAACGTTACTGAATTGTCGTATTTTTCATATGCTCTAAGGTCTCGGCACTGACC